TTGATGAGATTGAACAGGCCAGGCGTAATATGGATGCTAGAACATTCTCTCAGGAATTTGAGGCAACCTTTGAAACAGTACAGAATAGGGCTGCTTATAACTTTGATCGCAATATCCATTTAAAGACTGATGCTGAGACTTCTCCTATTGTTTACGTAGGGATGGATTTCAACGTAATGGCTATGACTGCGGTTAAGGTGTTCGAGTATACAGATCAAACCATTCATTTTTCAGATGAGATAAGGTTATCTAATTCAAACACTGAAGAGATGGCTAAAGAGATAATAAAGCGTTGGCCTGAAGTAAGGCGAGTCTATCCCGATAGTGCAGGTTCGGCTAGATCTACAACGAGTAATCGTTCAGATCATCAAATACTAAGGGACTTTCAATTTCAAGAAATAGCTAAGAAAGCTAACCCACCAGTTAAGGACCGATTAAACGCTTTAAATAGAAAGCTGTTAAATGCTAACGGTAAGGTAGGAATGACAGTAGATCCCAAGTGTAACTATTTAATTAAAGATTTAGAACAGTGCCAAAGAGATAAGAACGGATCACTAGATAAGTCTGATGCTGCCTTATCCCATGCGTTAGATGCCTGCTCATATTTGATTGATATGAAGTGGCCTATTGAAAGAAAAGTAGGGAAGTCGGTTCAATGGTAGAGTTCTTATTAGGTCTAAGTGCGATGTTTAATGTCGCATTTATTTTTATGTGGGTTATAGGGATTAAGATAAACAAAGCACAACAGAAAGAATTACAGAATCAATTAGAGCAGGATTTCGGGAGGCAGTTGACGAAATATTTTGAGAATTGGATGTATAAAGCATGAAATCAGTTAATACAGTTGTTATACCCGAATACAGTGAGCAGCTAGTCCTAGAGTCAATACGCAGGGCTAGGGAGAACTTACAATCTAAAGAGAACGCTAAGAAGGCAACCGCTTTAGACTTCTACTATAATAGGAATATGGATACGCATTTAGAGCAGTGGTTTCCTGGGGAATCATTAAGTCAAGTGCCAATGTTTCCTATGCGATTAGTTCCACGCTTTGCCAGGGCTAGAATGTTACTACTCAAGAATGAGATCAAAAGATATATAGGCGGTGAAGAGTCTGAGGACTATAGGGAACTAACTTATCAGTTGAATTCTAAGATGCGTGAGTTTGGTGAGGTAGCGTGGTTGCTAGGGCATTGTCATTTACGCTCTAAGTGGAATGAAAGAAGGGATCGCATCGAATACGACATCCTCCCATTCGTGAAGGAATACTATGTAAGAGGGGAATCAGAACCGTTTGCTTACTCTTATGAAGTCGAGAAGATGGGGAATAATAGACAGTTTGTTTTTTGGTCCGAATCAAGAGATGGTGAAAAGGGGTTGCATTTCTTATATGATCAAGCAGGGAAAGTAATTCCTATTCCTGGAGGTGATGGGTTTAATCCTTATGACATACTACCTATTAGTAGAATACATAATTCCTCTGATGCTTCTGATGTAGTTAGATGTGCAGTTCAAATAGGTATAGCCATGACCGAGATTGCTCTTGGTGTTCGTTTCAGTCTAGGCCAACCAGTGATAACAGGTATCCATGAATCTCAATCGCAGATCAAATCGGGAATCGACAAAGCGATTCTACTCCCAGAGGGTGCATCATTTTCTTATGTAAGTCCTACAGGGTCGTTACCTGCTATGGTTGAAAGTGTAAAAGCCTTTGCTGATATGTGTAGTCAGAATCATTCATTAAAGATTAAGTGGGGGGATGCAGGGCAAATACAATCAGGGGTAGCGTTAGCAATACAAGATATAGAGAATTTGGAATCAAGAAAAAGCGACATCCCTCTATGGAGAGAATGGGAGAACTCAAGATATGAAATTGATCAAAAGATTATTGAAGTACATACAGGTAAAAGCCTATCTGAAGATTATTCGGTGGACTATGGTGAAGTGAATTACCCCCTAAGTGAAAAAGAACAATTAGAAGTATTAAAGATCAAGAAGGAAATGGGCATTATAGACCAGGAAGATATTATCAGGGAATTCAACCCAGATATTAGTGATGAAGAATTAGAAGAGAAGCTAGGCAAGACAGAACCAAAACCTTCAGAACCTAGCTCACCATTATTAGAAGCATTGAGGCAGCCAGTTGCCTGATTTAAAAGATAAAGCTGCCAAAGAATTTGCAATAGCTGTTCAACGAGTACAGGAGGAGCTGGTAAATCAGATACTCGATCTAAAGAATCAAGGCTTTACCAGGCAAGAGATATTGTTGGTCCTACAATCGTTAGACATGGAAGATATGATATTAACAAGATTAAACCTTAGTGCTGATATAGATAACCTAATGCTTACTTATCAAGGTGTTCTGTCAAATATGGAAATGACAGGAGCAGTATCAAACGAAGCACTTACCGCGTTATTAAGGATGGATCGAGCCAATTTTGTTTCTCAAGCTGGAGTGATGGGTAATACAATAAGAACAGAAGCAGCAAGGGGAATACTAGCAGGAGCAAGTGAAGCAAGTATAGCAGAAGGCATTTTAAAGGGCTCAGGAGGCGTTTTAAGGGCAGATCAGGCACAAACCCTAGCTAATACCGCACTCAACACATTTGAACGCAATGTGACGATGGAAATGGCAGAGTTCGATCCTGAAAATGCAACCTATGTTTATCAAGGACCAGTAGATGACAGGACTCGTGATATTTGTTTAGACATGGCAAGTGCTGGAGCATTAACAAGAGCTGAGATTGAATCTAGTTTTGCAGGATCGTTTGGTGATGGAGGAGGATTTAATTGCCGTCATCGTTGGGCTAGAGAAACATCTGTAAGCAAGAAACTGACCGATAAAAAGGGTGCATCTGGTGTAATAGCAGCAAAGAAATCTCAAGGTAAATGGAGATCCCCACAAACCTTACAGGAGCAACGTGGCTAAACCTTTAAAAAGTGTACCGACCTTTACTGCTTCATTTTGGAAAAAAATAGGTGATGAAGTATCAGACCGCATCCAGGTCCATACTAAAAAAGGTAAAGATGTCGGTGATAAAGGGTTTAAGAAATACTCACCAAAATATGAAGATGCTAAAGCGGCAGGGAAATTCAAAAGGCAATCATCAAGAAGCAAGAAACCAGACCTTACTCTAACAGGGGATATGCTTAGAAATCTACAAACAAGATCAGCAAATAAAGAGGGTGCAATAATAGGCTGGTCAGGTACTAATGCTCAGAAGGTACAATGGAACGCTGATATGGGTAGAGAGATTACCACAACTGCCAAACCAGTAACTACAAAGATAGAGAATTGGATAGACAAGCAAGTGGGGGCAAGAATTGATCGCAATATAAAAGCGACTAATGAAACAAAGACCTTTGTCATTGGATAAAGGATAACTCAAACAAGAGGTAAAAATGGAAGAACAACAAGTCGAGAATCAAGACGTTAAAGAGATCCCCGTTGAAGCTGACAACGAAGAAAAACAGGCCGTCGATGGAGTTCCTTACTCACGATTTCAGGAAGTAAACGACGCTAAAAACACATTGAGAGATGAGCTGGAAGAATTGAAGCAAAAGATCGAAAAGGATGCTGAAGATAGAAAGCTAAAAGAGCTTGAATCTAAAGGTGAATATGAAACGATCATGCAAGAGATGAAGGGTAAGCTAGATATGGCCAATAGAAAGGCAGCAGCTTTTGATGAATATCAGACAAATCGTAGAGATACGTTACTATCGTTATTGCCTGAAGAAGATCGTGATGTCTATGATGGGCTTCCACTTGAAAAACTGGAACTTCATGTAGAGCGTATTAAGACGAGGCCAAAACCAGCCTCAACCGATAATGCGAAACCGTCTGCGATGGGTGGATTTGCTACATACGAAGAATGGGCTGCTTTCGATCCCGAGGGATATGAAAAAGCCAACACTGCTCAAACATCTGGCAAGATAAAGGTCGGATACGGTGGCTAATCTTTTAAAAGAAAAACTCGATCCTAATAATGACCTCCAAGACAGAAAAGTTGATGGAGGTAAAGACATTAAGTGTTCTTATAAGGGTAAAGATGTTAGTTATGATGACTACATTGATATTTATGAAGAACGTGGAGAGAGGATTCAAAAAGGAAAGAAGCCAAACCGCGTTGGAGTC